CAGTAAGTGTGTCACCAATAAAGTTAGCAGGTACTTGTTCTTGTCCTGTTAGCGTTAATGTGTAACCACTTAAATCACCCATAGCACCACCGGTTACGATAGTACCACCTGTAACATCCATTCCGTGATCTAAACCTGCATAGAAGAAATTTCCGTTGTTATCTTCTACGATAACTTGTGGACGGCCGTAAGCCATTAATTTCAATTCTTTGTGGTCTTTAACTGTTAACTTTTTGAAAGTCAACTCTAATACTTGCTCGAAAAATGTTGTACCATTCTCACGTGAGCTATTTACGTTTTGTGTAAATGTAGAAGCACCTTTTAAATCGTATTTGTAAGCAGTTGGAGTTCCTGTAACTGCATCGATTACGTCGGTATTTGTAGCATCGTAAGTATAACCTGTTGCGTCTCCGTAATTAACGAAATAAACCGCTTTTAAGCCACCTACTGAATCTTTACATACTTCTAATCTTCCACTTGATAAATCACAAGCCATATGTATATATTTTATTAGTTAATTAAAAAAAAGGGTGGCGTTTATTTCACCACCCCTTGAAGTTTAGTTTGCTTAAAATTAAGCAGGAGTGTAAAGAACGATGTCAGAACCAATTCCGTATTGAACACCTGCAGTAAATCTCATTACGATTCTTACATTTTGTGAACCATCGATGTCAGCCATATCAATCACTTTCACTTCGTTATGATCAGATAATAAACCTGTTCCGAAATATAAGTTAGATTTTTCAGCAGCCATCATATAGTTGTTAGCCAATCCGTTTGCAACAAATATTTTAACTCCGTCAAAAGTTAAACTTCCGTTGTTAAACCATTGTGTACCCATTGTGTTAGTACCATTAGCACCTAAACCTGAAGCAGCAAAACCACCTAAAGCACGAACGTAAGCACGAGCAACGTTTTGAGATACATAGATATATAAATCTTCTTTTCCGTATAAAGCAGCAGGAATAGCATCAACTACTTTTCCTAATTCAGCAATAACGTTAGCAGCAGTTACAGTAGTACCAACTACGTCGATAACAGTTGCATCAGCAGTAGCTAAAGTAACAAATCCGTCAAATTGACCTGCAGTAGCAGTAGCACCTCTCCAAATTGATACTTCGTTGTTTTGAGCAGCTTTAGCAGCAACGTGCGCTAATAAGAAATCTTGAAAAGAAGGTGGCATTGAATCGAATGCAGAATAACCCATTTCGATGGCTTCCCAATCGCTGCGGAAATCTTTTTTACACAATTGTAGGTTAATTTGGAATTCTTCAGGAGTGATGATTCTTTCAGTTAAAGTAACTGTAGAAGTTGCATCGAAATCACAAGTAGCATCTTTAACTAAATCGTTAGTTGCTAATTTTTTAATTACTTCTTTAAAAGCAATGTTTGGTTTTACTTCAATACCACCGTTTTCGATAGTAGAGGCAGACAATAAAGCAGCAGAAATATATTTCCCTGCAAACTGACCTGCATAAGTAGTTGTAATAGAAGTTGTAGTCGCCATTTTTTAATTATTTAAAGTTTGAAATTTTGTTTAATACAGAATCAAAAGTTGTTTTTGTTCTATTTTGTGAGAAAGTATGTAACTCTCTTTTAGTTGTAGCCTCAGGATTGTGTGTTAAAGGTTCAGCAGATAATTCTACTTCTTTAACTTCAACTTTAGCTAATTTTAATTCTTCGATTTCTTTTCTTAAAGATTCGATTTCAGCAAAGAACATTTCTTTAGTAACTGATTCAATTACTCTTTTAGGTTCTTTTACTTCGGCCATTTCTTGCTCTACTTCAACTTCTACTTCAGCAGGTGCTTCTTCAGCAACCGGTGCTTCCATTTCTTTGATTTCAGCAATAATACCTTCTTCGGCTACGATTAAAATCATACCATCTTCTAACTTATATTCTCCAACAGGTAAAGCAATTCTATCTTCTTCGTTTACGATGAAAACACTTGCACCTGCTTCAAATACTTCAGCTTCGATAATAGTACCATTTTCTAAAGCCATTTGAGCAAGTTTTACTTCCATTCCCAATAAGGTTTTAATTTGGTTAATTACGTTCGACATTTGATTTTTGTTTTAAAATTAATATTATAAAGTTTTGTTACATTTTTAACAATTAGTTACTAACTCGCACTATTGTTCTTGGCTCGTTAACATTGTTAATCAATGATTCACCACCTTGTGAAAGTGTAGCACCAATTCCTTGATTTTGTAAATCTCCATTACAACATTCTTTACTGTAGGTACTGTCTGCACATAGACAACCTCTGTTTCCGCCCGTTGGGCTTGTTCTGCTTTTAGTTTGTTTGCTCATATTAGTATTTATTGTTTTGTGTTCTTTGAATAAAATATATTACATCGTGTATATTTCCCGAATGACTTGCTTTGATTTTAACGCTTAAACCATTTGTTACAACATCTTCATCAGCATAGTATTGAAAAGTTTTTGCGTAGGTGTGTTCAACATTGTTTCCTTTTGGAAAAGTAATTGTATCACGTACCCTATCGTAAGGCGTTCCATTGCCACCTTCAAGATAAATATCAACGTGTCCGTTTGCGTTGCTTATTTGTGCTTTAAATGCTATTGTAACTATATATACATCGTTATTAAACTCTGCTCTTAATTTATTGCCTGAATAATAATCTATTGCAGAATTTATATTTGTGTCAATTACAAAACCTTTATTATTTGGAACTGTAAAAGCAGTTGTAGTAAAAGTAAAAGGTGAAGCATTTGTATATTGTGTATCATCATATCTTGCCCAACCTAAACCCATATTTCCCGATTGAGGTGGATATACTCTAACTTGTTCACCATTGAAACCCATAAATAATGCTTCATCGGTTACAAGCATAGCACCTTGTTCGATATTTACATTATCGACTTCGGTTTGAGTTGTTTCTTGAACGTGAACTTTATAAGCGGTATTATTCGTTGTAGCCATTAAACGTTATTTAAAATTTGTTTAATTTTTTCAATTAGTTCTTCTTCTTCAGTAAGTACTTTGCTTAATTCTTTTTTCTTTTCTAATTGATCGGCAAAATGTCCTTCTAAACTAAAACCTTTTACCTTGCCTGTTTTAACGTAGTCGTTCCAAATTTCGTCATTGTCAACTTTTATACTTGCCATCCAAGTACCAAGTGGAACGTTTAAATTATACAACGCACTTTTATCTTTAGTTAAATCTTCAACTATCCAAGATTCAACAACTGTTAAACCTTCAATAACTTTTGAATGCTCTAATGTTGAATTGCCTTGATTGCCATTCTTTAAAAACAACTGAGACGCTTTTACGACAGTATCTTTTGAAAAATATATATAGTATTCATCTTCGCCATTACGTCGGTAAATTGGCTTTTCAGGAATTAAAACCGCACCCATTAAAATACGTTTCTCTTTATTTATTTCAGCAAGTTTAATTTCTTCAGACTTTAACGCTACAAAATCGGATTCAATAGCAGGTGATTCAACTACGCTAATAGCTTCCACACCTTGCATTTCTTCTTTGTCGTCTATAATTAATTCTATTAGATTCATTTGTTTTATTTTAAAAATTAAGTTTTAATTAAATTGTTTTTTTATCCAATACTTGCGTTTCTTACAATAGATCTATCTAAAGCCTGCTGAGTGGTTACGTTGTTAGCAACTACATACGCTTGTACGGGTTGTTGAGCACCTAAAGTTTGTGCAATTTGATTAACTCCGCTATTTCCTACAACATTGAAACTTGGTGCAGCCATAGTAGGAGCGCTTCCGCCACCTGTATCGCCACCACTTGAACTTCCACCCTTTGCACTTCCACCACCTAAAGCACTTAAACCTTTTGCAGTAGCAGCTATATTTGTAGCAATACCAATACCTGCACCAATTCTGTTTAAAGTAATTTCAGCAGCAGCTAAAGCAGCACCACCGGGAATTAAAGCATATTTTAATCTTGCTGCAGCGTTTGCGGCTTGTGTGTTAATTACAATTTTAGAAATACCAATAGCACTTTCAGCAATCAATGCGGCTTTTTGCAATCCTTTATTTTTTTCAAACAAAGTTTTAAGTAAACCAATACCGCTTTCAACAACCGCAAATGAAGATTCTTGAATTGCTTTTTTACCATCAGAAAGAATTTGTTCATTTTCTAATTCTTTTTGTCTTATAGCTTCTTGTTGTGCTAATTGATTATTTAATTCTTCTGTTTTCTTTTCACCAAACGCTTTTAAATCTTCTATTCTTTTTTCGTCATTTGCTTTAGCTATTTCACGACCTTGTGCAAGAATTTCGGATTGTTTGTTTAAAGCATCTATTTCGTCTTGTAATGCTTTATCTTTTGCTTCTTTATTTTTGTCTGCAGTTTCTTTGCGTCTATCAGCAGCTTCTTTACTTGCTTGTTTATCAATGTTATTAATTGAAAGTTGTAAACCTGCTCTATCGTTTTTTAATTTATCTAAAGCTTTTCTTTGTTCTGCAACTACTTTATCACCTTCTGCTTGTGTTTCTTTTGGGTCAAAAACAAATGAAGCTAAACCTTTAAATACTTTATCTTCTAAACCAAAATCTTTACCTAATGCAGCACCTACCGCATCAACAGTTTTTAAAATCATTGTTAAAGGCAAACTCAAAAATTTTAAAACACCTGCTAAAATTTCTTGATTTCTTTTAGCCGCTTCCGTTTGCGCTTTTGCAGTAGCTATTGATTGTTCAATTTGAATTTCAGATGCTTTTATTACTTGATCTGTTTGTGCAAGTTTTATTTTTAATATTTCTTTTTCAGACTTGCCTTGAAGTTTTAAAATATTATCTTGCCCACCGATAACGTCTAATTTTTCTTGCTCAATATTTAAATTAGTTTGAGATTGTTGGTTTAAAGTTTCTTGCTCACTACTTACACCATTAACCGCTTCTTTAATATCGTCCCAATATGCAACAATAGCACCTAAAGCAATTACTAATAAACCAATACCTGTTGCAGCAATTCCTGTTCTTATTCCCGCTAAAGCAGTTTTAGCAGAAGTACCTAATGCTTGAAAAGCAACCGAACCCTCACGAATACCACGAACACCCTCAGCAAGTGCCATAGCACCTTGAACTTTTAATATAGCAGCTTCAAGTTCTTCGCTTTGACCACCCGTTAAAGCCATAGCGCCTTGAATACCTGCAAAAGCAGAAGTAGCACCTTGTAAAGCGCCACCAAGTTTTGTGTCAAACGTAGTTGCTGCAGCATCAACAACCAAATCCGTTTTCATTTGAACTTGTCTATATTGACCTACCGAAACTAATAAATCTTTATATTCTTGACTTGCACTTTGTCCCGCTAAAGCCAACTCGTAAAGTCTATCTTCAGCTTCACCCATTCTTGCAGTCAAAGGTTTTAAATCACCATAAACTTCTTCAAATGTAGCGTCAACACCTTTTGCCGATGCGTCTACTTTTTCAAGTGCTTTTGAAAGGTTATCTAAACCACCAACGGCTTGAATTGTACTTACATCAATTTCTATTGTTTTCTTAATTGCCATTTTATTGTTTGTTTTAATTCTTTAAAGTTTTCGGGCATCTTGTATTTTCCTTTTGCTATTGCAATCGCTTCGCTATCTTGTCCTTTTAACAAGGGTAGCATTTCTAATATTAATTTAAGCATCTTGTGTTATTGTAATTAAATCATTTTTATTACTTAATATCGCTGCAGTTCTTTGCAGGCCACTTGTGTTTTGTTTAACATCAATTTTAAGAGTAAACTCATTAAAACTAATTGGATTTAACATACTACTAACATCGTCTATAATAGTCCAAGTCAATAATTCTTTTGAAGTTAAAAATATATCAAATATAACTGCTTGATTGCTTACTCCTCTTGAAGTACCATTATCAAAATTTATACTTCTAAAATCTTGTATTAATTCAAAATCACTTTCAAAGGTTGTTAAGTCCGTAGTGAATTGATTTATAATATATCTTTTATCACGAATTACAACTCTGTCGTTTAATTTTAAATTTAACAATTCTAAATAAGGCAAACGCATTTTAACTTTTACCATTCTTGATTTTAAACTATACAAGTTATTCAAGTAAGCTAAATAGTAGTTATTAAATAATGAATTGTTAATAGGAGTTAAAAAGTAAGAACTAATTTCAATACCCCAATTCAAAGTGTTATTTGTTAAATCGGAAGTGTCGATACAATCTTGCCCAAAGTTCATAAATTGATTTATATTCGTAGTCGTTGCACCGTTATTAAAATATAAAGTTCCTGCTTTGTTTTCCGTTAAATATAAAATAATTGGTTTTGGTGCGTAAGGAGTTAAATCGGATTTTAAAGCATAACCAACTTGCAAATCAGTTCCTGTAAATTTGCTAAACAATAAATTCTCAAAAGGTAACTTAATTGAATAGTCAGCGCCATCGGTATTGAAAGTAGAACTTAAATTACCATACTCTCTGTTATTGTTTGCAAAGAACTCTCTACTTAAAACATTCTCACTTTTTTCGTATTCAAAATTTATTTTTCTATATGGTTTAATTCTTTCAAAGTTCAAATCAGTTGTGCAATATTGGCTTAAATCTTTTATCCCACCAAGATAATACCAATTTTCTAACTGCTCTAATGTGAAGTTAACTCCATCGGTACTATATGCAGTAAGATTAAACATTCTTAACATACCACTAAAAAAGTCTGACACTTTCATATCAGGCAAATAGTTTAATAAATTAATATTTGAATTTAAAGAACCACTACTTGATCCTAAAGCAATATTTGGGAAAGTTAAATTTCCTGTAGAAAGATTTAATCTTCTGTACGTAAACGAATAACTATACGTGTACGTTGTTGGTGTAAAAGATTCTACAAAAATCTTATAAGCACCATTTCTATATGTATTCGGTATTGTAACTGTTGTAGATGCAGATGTAAATTCTAAAGTAGTAAACAAAGAATCATCTTTATATATAAATACTCTATGATTTACTGAAGCAGGAAAGTTTATTATTACTGTGAATTTTGGCTCACTTGAATAAACATTAGAACCTAAATGTGTGTTGTTACTATTTAATAAATTATAAACATTATCCTGAATGTTAAAAATTCGTGGTAAAGAAGTAGTGTTATCTGTAAAAAGAAGTTGTTTTCTTTGTGATGTAGATACAAACCTTCTTGAATCATTTCCTTTCAACCACAAATAAGCCTTTGTAAATTTTTGCTGATTTAAAAATGTACCGCTAAAGTTTAAATTATATTTAGTAGCAATAGCTTCAAATATTTTTGTTACTTTTAAAGCAGGGAAAAGTTCGTTAAAGTTTATAGCACCACCACTTGTTGAAATATCATTTGCACCGCCACCGTTATATTGCCAAACTCTATCTGAAGTAATTAAAGGAAACATTACATTTTGAGCAGTAGTAGATTGAACTAAATTTCTAACGTTAGTTCCGTTATATTCAAAAGTAGAATCGTTTATTTCCCGTACATCATTTAGTTTATCTTCACCGAATTTATCCATTAAAGATTTCAAGTCACCATAGAAAGTTATTTTATAATCTTCTACACGATTGTTCTTTATAGTTGCTGATTCTAATTGCCATCTACCGATACGAAAAGTTTGTGTATCTACTTCAATGTAACCATCGTATCTTAAACGTTGATCAAAAGCATCGTCTAAACTATTCTCGTACCAATGTTTAAATATTTCATTATTGTTTGCACTTGCAGGAATAGTAAAACTTTGCGAGTAGTCAGTAAATATTTTTGAAATATCGTTTATGTTTTGAATCGACGAAGTAACAGAAATCTTTTCATCTTCAAATAATTCAATACGACTATATGTAGCTAAAGTGTCAAAGCTACTGCCCAAAGATTCTATTGTACTTCTTAAACAACTACCTGCCTCAAATGTACCACCATCAGTTCTAACTCTTTTGTAAAAGTTATTATATGTTAGTTCATTTGTGTTCTGATATTTAGGAGTTTTAATAAATAAAGCTACTTCCATTTTATATTACATCGTTAATTAGTCCGAAGTTGTATTCAAATTCTATTTCGTAATTGATAACCTTATTGTTTAAACTTGTTTTCTTTTCGCTTGTCTTGCTTTTTACTACTGCAGGTTTACCACCTAATAAAACAGTTTCACTTAAAAGCAAATCTTGAATCAACTCAAAGTAGTTTTCGTCAACCCAACCGGTATTACATTTTATTGATTGTTTACCTTGATGATTAAAACGCTTTCTTTGCCCTTGTAAGACATTATAATCTATGCTTGAAGGTAACATATTAAATTCTTTAAATTCTGTTTCTATTGCTTCCGTAGACGCTTTAAAAAACGTTAAGAATTGCCAACCACCAAAACGATTTACAAAAGTACAGGTTATAGGTGTATATTTAGGTTCGCAAAGTTGTTCTGTATTAATTATAAAAATATTTGCACCGCCATCGTATCCCAAAGTATATGGGTCGTAATCATAAGGTAGTTTCCACAAACCCTCACTTACAGTAGTAAAAAATTCGGTCGAGTGAGATGATGAATATTCAAAAGTATCATTTTCTTCAATCCAAACATTTATATAATTAAAACCTGAAAATGTAGTTAGTTTAATATTTGTATTTACCAAAGGAACTATTGTAGCAGTATTATTTTCATTATAACCATCTGAATAATTAGTATATCCGTTTAAGCAAACAAATGTTTCGTCTACAACTTCTACATCGTCTGAATAAGAAACTACTCGCATAAAACACCAAGTATTTACATTTTCTTCAGTAGGTACACTAACGACTACAGGTGAAATAGGTTTGATAAATTCACTTGCGTAGTTTGCTACATTCCAAGCTAATTTGTTTTGGTTTGCACTTGGTACATTTTTAGTCAAAGTATGATTTGGAGTTGTAGGTTCTGTAGTTCCTTTGTTCCAAATAAATATTTCAAGTTTTCCTGTTAATTGTCCTGCTTCGTCTACTTCGATAAAGTAAGGGCTTCTGATAAATATTTTCTTCATTATTTTGTAATTGTATATTTTAAAAATTGTTCTACGTCTAAACCATAGGCTTCAACTAATTCATCGGGTAAACGTTCAAATGCTTTTTCAAATGGTTTTGTAAAAAATAAACTTGGCTTAATTCCGTTTTTAAATATTCCACGAGTAATTAAAAAAGCAGTTGACTTATAAGACATAAACTTTCCGTTCTCTTTTCTAAATTGAAATCTACGTTTTGTTACCCAATCTTCAATAGGTTTTATAGGTGGTCGTTTACTTTTATAGCTAAACGGAGTATTGTATTTCTTTTTTGTACCACTTACACCTTGGTCTTGAAACACCCCGTAATCTTCCATTAAGAAAGTCATTCTAAAACTATTAGCACTTACTTCAATATCAGCATCTAAACTATTGTAAAGGTTTTTACTTACGCTTTTACCTTGTTTAGATAAATTGCTTCTACTCTGCTGAATTACATATTTAGCAAAGTCGTTTAGATATTTATATGTTTGTTCTTTATTTTGCATTTAGCAAATAGTAATATCATTTCTAACTAATACATCAAACGTAACCGCCCAACCCGCTAAATCGTTTTCAAATCGTTCGGTAAAAGGCTCAAACGTAGGAGTTCCGGTTAACTCCCAAAAGTCACTACGCAAATCACCACGATTCAATCTATTTAAAACTCGTGTACCTACTAACATTTGAGTATTCCAAATATCAACCTTATTATCTACTTCTTCTTTTTGATCAATAACATCCATTAACAACATTGTAATATTAAAAGATAACACATTGCCTTGATGCGTTGCTTGATTAATAATAATGTGACTCAAAGGAAACATTGTTTGTTTGTTTAAATCAACTGCAAATATATCACCTTCGGTAACTGTGTTTACAAAAGGTTCTTCTAATAATGCTTCTTTGATTTCTCTAATAATTCTATACACCATTTTTTCTTATGTTTTTAATTTCTATTTCTGTTTTTTCCTTTTCAAACATTAACCAAGTCATTAAAGTTGTTATCGGTAGTTTGGTAACTGAATTGAATCGGAGAATATCCCCTTGAGCTGCTGCGTAAATTGATTGATACCAACCCCATTTTTTTCCAAAACTTGCTTCGCTGCTTCCGACTGTTCCACTTCGTTCTGTATATAATGGCTCAAAGCGTTCCCGCAATCGTTGAGCAAAGTCCAAAAAAAAAGCATAGAACCTAAAGCAATATCTAAAGGCATATATTTTAAAACCTCTGAGTACTTGTCTGCAGCTTCGTAATCTTCTATAATATATAAATCCTTAACTTTATTTTTAATTGGTCTAAAAAGAACTGCCATAGCTTTATGTAGCGTTTCAGTATCACCTAAGTATGTTTCTAAATCTATAAATTCACCTGAAGTAATATCTTCTATTTTAGGAATAAAACCAAACTCGTAAATACCAAGTTTAAATGTTCTTGTTAGTTTAGGTTTTGTTTGTAGTAATGTATTTAAATGCACAAGCAAAGAATCAGTATCAGCTACTTTTATTCTTGCTACATCCTTAAGTTCAATATCACAAAATATTTCAATAGTCTTTTGATTTACAAAATGACTTGCTTCATTGTTTTGTATTAACTTCTCAAACTTTTGGTATTGATATAAAGTAATTTCGTTTAATGATTCAGGTACATTAATATCTACTTTCATATTTTATTTTAAAAATTAATTAAAGTAGGAATTGTATAAAACAAAAAAGGTAGCCATTTCTGACTACCAATTTTTAACCAACTTTAAACTAACTCTAAACTAATTTTAAATTTAATACTTCGTACAATTCAAATACTTTATTTGTTAAAGTTTCGTCTTGTTTGTATTTATCGTTTCCTAATTTCTTTGCACCATTTACGTTTATTTCTATTTTAACGTAATTAATTTTTCGTTTGCCTACAAAATAAACATCGTCTATCACTATTGGATAAATAGTTATTCCGTTATTCAGACAATTCTTTATCGCTTTTAAGTTCACGGTAAATTAAATAAAAGGTTAATAATGCAAAAGCTATTTGAACTAAATAATCGTTACTTGCCATTGCTATTGATGCTGATAAAACTCCTGATACTGTTCTCATAATTTCTATTGTTTTGTTTGTTATTGATACGCAAATATACAACAGATATTAACAATACAAAAGTATTTTAAAACTTTAACAAAACTTTAACATTTAAACCTGCAGCATATAAGCAACATTCTGTTTAGCTACTTCGTACATAGCTTTCATTTTCTTTATTTCTCCAACGTTACGAGGCATAGCTATTAGCACATTGTTATTTGTCTTTAAATAAATGTAGCATTCTATTGTTGCTATGATTTCTCCGTAAGTCATTTAGTAGATATAGTAGTTTCCTTTGTGTGGGTTTTCTAATTGGTAGCTTACTGCATAACGTAAAGCATCAATCAAGTGGTTGTGTTTGTCTATTGGTGTATTTGATTTCTTTTCCAACCAACAATAGTTATTCAATTCTTTAATTAAGTTAATTGATTCAGGTGTTACTATTAAATCGTAGTCTTGTAGTAAACTGATTCCGTATGTAACGCTGCCTTGTCCTTTAATTGTAGGAACTATGTTTAAACCTAAATTAGCTAACTCACTTATTAATCTTGGTTCGGCGCTATCAGCAACTATCAAAGCATCGTTAACGTACTGCCTATTTAAGTTGTATATCTGTGACGTTGTTAGTGCTTGTAAAGAGAAACACTCATTAATATATATTCGTTTGTTAGAAGCGTCTATATTGCATTCTATTAATGTAGTAGGATCGTTACTAAAACCAAAATCTTGACCAAAGATACTTTTACCTACCTGCTCGTACTTTCCTATTGACCAATTATTAAATATAACTCCTTCTGCTTTATCCAACCATCCACCTAATATTTGATGCTTATACTTTTCGGGTCTTCTATTCTTAATGTTTTCTATTTGGTTAATAAAAGATTCAGAAAGGTTTTCTATATTATCTAAATACGTTGTATGGATATATGTAGTATCTCCGTTTATTAAATTGCTTCCTGATTGTATTCCTTTATCTTCAAAGAATTTCTTGTATATAAAATGTTCTTTTGTTGCAGGATTCAAAACCAATATAACTCTGTTTTGTATTCCTTTTGTTCTTATACTAAAGTCTATCTTTTCAAATGTTTCTTCATCTGTTAGTTCTTCTGCTTCATCTAATACCCAAGTTGTAACACCGGCTAATGATTTCAAGTTTGCAGTTTGAGTTCCGCTGCTTGTTTTAATACCTTTAAACAATATCTTAGATCCTGTTTTTAAATTAATGATTTCGTCTTTAGTAATATAAAAATCATTGCTTAAATCAGCTGACTCTATTTTGTCTATAAATTCAGGAATAATAGAAACGTTTGCAGAAGTTAAAGTATAACGTGTAAATAATATAACGTGTCCTACTTCGTAAGTAAGCAATAATAAAAAGGAGTTAAGGGAATAGGATTTACCGCTTCCCCTTCCACCTGTAATTACAAAGTATCTACTATCGGAACCTAATAAATTATATTTGTTATTTAGACTTATCAATTTTGAATATATCTTTTATATCGAAGTCGTTAATGTTATGCGTTGTTTCGATTGTTTCTTTTGGTTTGCCAAATATATGTTCGGCTACA